AAGAAATCATGATCATCGGTAGCAGTCGTAAGATCCTGTGACCTCCAGACCCAGTCGGAATCTTCTGAATGGGGTAGGGGGGGGAACTGCCCACGAAGGGTAGTCCCAATGCGAGGGTCGTTAACCATCCAGTGTTGGCTAGCCGATCTGAATACCGATGCCAGGATCACCTCGGGTGCCGACGTCATCGTCGGTATCCGAGACTTATTCCCCTTTTCCAGGATAACAATGGGGCACACCCTAGGGTGCATCCCACGTTCCTGACACGTAAGGACATCACAGACCTTGCGGTGTTCAATAAAAGGAGAAAGGAGATTAAGACAGCCAGTAATTAGCTGGACTGTCTTTAAGTAATCCTGGTCGTAGTTATGACCTAAAGAAAAAGAGTACATGCGTTTTTCCGCCATACCCTTCTTCATAAAGTCTAACCACGATGAGTAGGGCCCGGGACGGGCACCTACCGAAATAATGGTCTGCACTAAGGACGCAGTCCCACCACGGCCACCCTCGCCTCTCCGAGTCTCAAGACACGCAGAGTGGGTAACTTCCAGATCGAAATGATCGGGGATGATGGCCGGACGGTAAAAGGAGACCCACTCGCTGATCCACTTTCGAAACTGCTCACCACCGAGGTGGTTAGCAGGTTCAGTGACTCGACGAGCGAAGTCCTCTAGTACCTTCCCCTTATTCAGGGTGATGGGTGCAGGGAGGGACCTTTTCAGGTGCCCACCTTGCAAACCCATTCGGCGATTACGCGGTGCGAAGATTTTCCATAGGAAATGATCCTTTGGATTCCAAACACCGGTAATCCCGTATGTCCGCAAGTCTCCGGACATTTCAGATGCAAGTTCCGACATTCGAACTGGGAACCGAAAAACCAAAGATGGTATTCGGCGCCACAGCCGTCGGACGTAGGATGTAACGTTGCCCATTGCGAGTCGAGCGACTCGAAGGGCACGGTACACCTCGGCAGCCTGCTTGTTCCGCTCCCCTGTGTCTCTGAGGCCCTTAGTAAGGACATCAGAAGACGCGGAGAGACGTTCAAGATTCTCACGGTACAACGTACGATCATGGGACTTCTTCTCACCTTTAAGGTGGGGAGAGCCCAG